GAAGGCTTCATTGAGCACGTTAGTTCCAATAAATCTTCCGTCGTCTGAACCCTTACCTTTAGTATTTGCGGTGGCGAATATGTTGAATCCTCTTGCGGGCTTAACGAATCTTCCAATCTTTTTAAGAAAAATTCCATTTCCTTCAAGGATGCTTTGAAGGCAGAGTATTTTGTTGGAGGCAAGGTCGATTTCGTCAAGGAGCAAGATTGCACCTCGCTCGAGTGCTTCGATGACTGGGCCATTGTGCCATACTGTGGCACCATTAACAAGGCGGAAGCCACCAATAAGGTCATCTTCATCTGTTTCAATAGTAATGTTTACACGAACAACTTCTCTCTTGAGTTGAGCACAGGCTTGTTCTACACCAAATGTCTTACCATTACCTGATAGACCAGTAATAAAGGTAGGATAGAATAATTTAGATTGAATAATCTTTTTGACATCGTTGAAGTTTCCAAACTTAACGAAGTTAGGGTCAACATCAGGAATTAAATTCTGTGTTATTGTTGCTGGTTCTGCTGCAGCTTTGTTGTAAGTCTCTTCCAACTTTTGAGCAACTGTTAGATTCCATTTACCAATCGCCTTTTTGTAAGGTTTTAGATATTTGGTGACAGTTTGGTATCCCACATCATTCTGAGCACAGTATGCTTTGATGTGTGCAGCGGTAATTTTTGTACCGTATAGATCTCTTAAAGAATTGATTAGAGATTCGGGGTTCACTTTAGCTTCAAAGGGCATTGTTCATTCTGTAGTTATGTATTAATTATACTGGTTCATGCTACTACATGCAACCAGTGTTGTGACACTAATATAATTGTCACGCTATGTACTCCATAAATTCACCTAATACTTTCTTGTTCATCTTTTTAGCAGATAATGATTTCTTGAAAGCAGATTTGATTTGAGCTTTGGTAGCATCTTCTTTGACAGTAAATTCAGAATCACTATTCAAAGCAGATGAAGATAATCCAAAGTAAGCATGATATCCAACATCAACAAGTTTGAGAGACTTGTTCTTTTTCCATGCTGCTTGGATGTGTTGTACCTTATCAAAATCCCAATCCATATGTTTTCTGATAAATGCATTGGCATCTCTACCATCCATGACTCGGATACCTATGAAGTTAACATCTGTAAATCTACCTCTGAGTTGTTCTAGAAGTGCTGTTGTTAATTCATGATATTCATTTCTACATGAATAAGTCTTTCCAACTTTTCTATCTCTGATGTAAACTCTACCACTCATGGTTGATCTAGTTCCCATGTAGTCATCGAAACCATCATGAGTAGATTTGAACCACTTATTGAATTGTAGTGGATGTGCTTCACCATCTGTAAGAGTGATGCATTGTATTTTTTGAGCACCAGTTCTTTTTTGGAAAACAGGAATAATTTGATTCAAAGAAACTAATGCTTCGTTTAAAGGTGTACCTGATAGAGCCAATCTTCTAGGAGTTTGATAGTAAACTGTTTCATTCCAGTTTCTGTAAGACATCATTGATGAAGATAGTCTCCAGATATTCATCATTTGATTTTCTAGATCACCTTTCTTAGCATCACTACTTACAAACTCAACCATAGCAAACTGAGGATCTACTCTGATTACACCGTCAGCATATTGGTGATGATCAGGAGGTGTTGGTCTTTTGTATGGATACTCATAATTTTGGTATGGATCTTCTGGAGTATTCCACTCATTAGTGAAAGCAAATACTTGGAAAGGAATTTGTACTTTCTTACAAAACCAAATCAAGTTGAATAATTGTTTTACAGTATCCTGTAGAACTGTGGCCATTGAACCTGACCAATCAAGAACAAATATGAGGCCGTGATTTTTACCATCAGGTAGAGTTGTAATTTTTCTGAATAAATCTTCATTATATTTGTAAGAATGAAGTTTTGTACAATCAAGAACACCTGTCTTTGATACAGTAGCACGAGCATATGCGTCTGCTGATTTACGACACTCAAATTCTTTGACCATATAGTTGACTTCTTTCTGTGCAGATCTACGGAAGAGTCTATACTCATTGTCAACTTTCTCATAGATGTTCATATCTGCTTCAGCATTCTTAGTGAAGTTGTCCTGAGCATCACGGAAATACTTATCAAGATACTCATGAACCTCAGTATATTGAGCAACTACAGTTTTTAAGTTTAGATCAGGTAGTTCAACATACTCAGGTTCATAATGAGAACCTCTGGTTTCTGTCTTTGTAAGATTCTCTAGATTATCTTGTAAGGTTTTGTCTGTGATTGCTTCCATATTGCCATGGATTCCACCTTGAATACCTTCACTATAATTTTCAATATCATCATCAGTAAGTTCATCTGATGGTTCTTGTTTACCCTGAGAACCACCCTCACCCTCACTATCAAAAGGTAACTCTGTTGATTCGCCATCACTTGGTGGTTCAGTAAGACCTCCATCACTATCCATACCAAAGGGTATGTTGTCTATTTTTTCTTGTTCTTGTTGTTCCTTCAAGAATAAAGTAAGATCATTTGCCAACTCAAGAACGTCTTGAAAAGTCTTTGTCTTGAATGCTCTGTCTACAAATTGTTGTTCATCAGATTCAAAAGAAATATCTGTGAAGTTACCAATCTTGTAGTGAATATTGATTCTGTCAGCGAGATTGATGTCTTCTTCATCATGTCCTTCTAGTCCAAAGAAATCTTGATCAGCTAGTTGAGAATATCCAGTATAGAATGTCTTAGTCAAGCCAGGATACTTCTGTTTCATCAACTTCTCGATTCTCACATCTTCAAATACATTCACAAAAGATGGTGGAACTTCTGGATAATCAAGCATCCAGTTCTCGTTTGGTGTGTATAATGCGTGTCCAACCTCATGTCCTACGAGAAGGTCGTATACGACACTAGAGGCCTTCTCCCACATTGGAAGGGTCAATACTCTACGTTCTACATCAAAGGATGCTGTAGAGACTCTCCTGTTCTCTATGATAAGATCTTCTGTTGCAAGTAATTTTGCTAGTTGACCTTTGACTTCGTAATTAACTTCGGTAAGCATTTGTTTTCTTGTCTATGTTTATATTATAATCTACCCTGTGCCAATTGCAACCATAAGTGTGCCAGCCTGTCAACTGTCCCCTGACCATCTTATAGCCGTATCTAATGCTTTCTTTGCAGTATTCTGCATTTTTATAACCTTACTCTCATATGTAATAGTAAATCCAAATAAATCTCCTTCGGGATCATCAGGCATACCCACAGGTTGCACAAAAAATATCCCTGCATTAGCAACTGTTCTCCATTCCATGTCAATGAATCCTAAATCCCTTAATGCACACTCAAGTTTTAAGGAATGACACCCATCTAGTAGTAACATACGGTATACCGAACATTGTACCTTATGTAGAATACTTAACCTTTGTAAATCCGTTCATTTTTTCAAAGGTAATTAAATTATCCAGTCTATCAGTGAGTTCATCTATCTTATGAGATATCATAAACACATAAGCATCCTTGATGACATACTTGATGATCTTAGTAAACTCGTCAGTGCCGTTACTATCAAGGGAACTGTCAAATATTTCGTCAAGAATCAGGATGTTTGTGCTAGATGAGTTCTTCATCTTAGCAATATCTCTCCAAGTAAACAGAATAGCAAGATCAATTCGCATTTTCTCACCCTCAGAGAATGATTCGTAACTGAATTTCTCATGTATAGGTGATTTGATCTTCTCATTGAACTGTTCATCTAGGGTAAAGTTGATATAGAAGTCCATCATTTGAAGATACTTATTAATCTTCTGATTCATGACAGGCAGATACCTTCTTATGATCTTTGCTTTGACTCCAGAGTCTTTCATCATGGAGTTTGCAAATTCTAAGTAGTCTATATCTTCAGTTTGTTTTGCTTTATTCTTCTCTACACTTGTTAGATCGCCTTTGAGTGACTTAAGAGCGGCTCTTTCAGTATTTCTGTTTGCAATTTGTTCGGTAACCTCTTGAATTTCTGATTCATAATCTCTGATTTGTCGTTGATACTGAGAAATTTTAAAATTGTTGGTAGAAATGTCATTCGTTAGTTTGGTGATCTGCTTAGAAACATCTATGAACTCTTGATCTCTTTTTTGTTCAGAGTCTATAGATTTTTGAAGGTCTTTATAAGCGGAGTTTATCTCCTTTACATTCGCTTCGATGTCTCCAATTTTATTTAAGCGAAACTCCTCCTCTATATGTTGTCCACATGTAGGGCATGATACGTTATCAGTAAAAAACTTATGATCGGATGTTATATTCTGTATCCGTTGTTCCAGTTTGACTTTAATTGTGTTCATCTTCTTAAGAGAACCCCTAGCATTTGACAATTTATCCATCTCTGGTTGATGTTTTGTCCTAATTAAATTGTCATACTTCTTATTATCTCCCATCAACGATGACTCATCTTCAAAAAGAGTATCTAACTTCGATTTCATATCCGTAATTCTCTTCTTGCCACTCTTATCAAGGTCAGCAATAAAGCTTTTTTGCATATCAATCTTCTCTTGAATCAAATCTTTCTTGATTACAAGTTCTTTGATCTCTGTATTTGACTTACTGATCTTATCTCTCAGTATTTTAGCCATACCTGAGAAGATTTTGATGTCTAATACGTCCTCAACAATTGCTCTACGGTCTGTATTACCTAGTTGCATGAAAGGAACAAAGGTTGCAGAACCTAAGATGGTTGTCTGAGTAAAGGATTTGTAGTTAAGTCTAAGTATATTATTTTCTAAGTGTGCCTGTTGATCTAATTGATTGGCAAACTGATCTTGTAATTTACCATCTATGTAAATCTGGAACAAAGTAGGTTTCATACCTCTTACAATGGTATAAATCTTACCCTGTATGTCAAATTCTATCTGTACTTCACACTCTTTCTCATTCACAGTGTTAATTAACTGTGCCTTTTTAATTTTTCTGAATGGTTTGTTATATAAAACAAACGTCAGTGCATCCAAAATAGTAGATTTACCCGCTCCATTTGCACCTACTATTAGATTTGTCGGGGATTTTTGAAAACTTACAATTATAAACTGATTACCAGTTGATAAAAAATTACGCCACCGTATCGTTTTGAATATTATCATAATTTAAGGGTGGAATCACTATATCATCTTCTGAGATAATAACATATTTGTATTTGTGTTTCTGACATGTCTCTACAGCCAGTGTATCATCAATTTGAACAACTGTCAAGGGGATTGATTCATTTGCTTCTAACAATCCAGCATACCTTGTTGCATCATCTTCCTGTTCAAAAAGATACAAAGCCTTATGACCATCATCATTAGTGACAGCATAAGCTCCTTCTCCTTCATGGCCATGAAGTGATAGTATGAACATGGGTTTACTCCGATTCACAGGCTTCCAAGTAAACTTCCTTTAGAAGTTCCTTAACTCTATCCTTCTTTAG